TGGTATGGATATCATAAAGATGCATTTGTATTGTACTAAAAACTAGAAAAGTCCACACTTTTACATGTGGACTTTGTCTACAGTCTGAGAAAGGGCATTAAAAATGCCCTTTCCTTACTGCTACTTTTTTGCAATTACTATTCTTCTATCAAGGATAAAGCTTCTAACCCACTAAATGAACCTTCCCATTCTTCCTTGATTAGTTCTCCTGCTTTAGTGCTGTTACCTAATTTCTTTAGTTTACAGTTCTTAAGCCTGATTTTTTCGGCCCCATACTTACCAGCATGCTGCACTGTGATAATTTCAAATGGCTTAAATCCTGTTCTAATTAAGTCTGATGTTGTTTTGAAAATAGTGCATTTAAAAGAACCCTTTTTAATGCTATCTTTTTCATATTCCCATTCAGAACCAATTACAGAAAAACCTTTCTTATCGTTTTCAACAGACCATTCAAATTCTTCTGCATACTTTTCATCATGGCCATTTATGATAAGCTTACAGTCATTACCACCTAAAACTCTATCATCCTGGACATACTCATCTCCTAACCAGTCTAGCGAATAATTATCCATAGTTTACCTCCTATCTTAATGTTCCTGTACCATACATTCTCTTAACCTTGTCAAGTCTAATAGCATCCCAAACAAAGAAGAATTCATCACTCTTTGCCTTTTCCTGCCTTTCCTGATCAATAGCTATAGAAAACTCTTTTAAGGCCCCACTTGCTATTAGGTACTCAAAACCTTTCTTGAATGCAGTTATGATAATATCATAACCTATCTCGTCAGAATTAACCTTGCCTATTAACGGCTTACCTGATGTTACTAACATATCGTTTATTGCCGATACAGTTCTGATAGTCCTATTAAAACCATATACAGTTTCATTCTCGTTATCATCTTCATAGATCTTATACGTATTGACATCATCAACGATAACAACATCATCACCATCAATATCCAAAGTTATAACTCCTGATTTGTGTGCCTCTTCCAACTCTGCGTTAGTAAACATAGTCCCAACACTATTGAATATAGTTACTCTATTGCAACTAGATTCTTTTAGCTTGTTTGATATTTCAAGCCCACAAAGGTATACAGCAGTTTCAAGTGGTGTATATTTAACATTATCTATAACACCAGAAGATGCCGTAATTGAATACAGTTTATTATTTACCTTTTTAGCTCTATCACAAGTCGCATATATATCTTCGCCTGTTCTCGCACCTGAGAAATACATTATTGTTCTACCATTTGAATAGTTTTCTTTTATCCATTCAAAAACTGTAACATCTAATGATTCATCTTCTCTAGCATCTAATACAAAACCATCTATTCTTTCACGTTCAAAGGCCTTTAGCGAAGCTATATATTCCTTATTTGTGATTCCTGAGCAACCATCATTACCACCTGCTAATTTTTTATTGCTAACCTCTGCTAATATGTCAGTTGACTCTGCTAGTTTTTCAGCTACAATATATTTATTGTCATATGTGGTATTAATGACCTTTACCATCTCATCGACAGTACCCTTAATACCATATATTCTACAAAGTAGCTTAGTCCCTTCATAGATATACATTTCTACAGTTTTTTCAGGTGCTACAGACTTTTTAACAGTAACATTTAAATCCTTAGATGTTGGATATTTTGATGTTAGTTTTATTATGTCTGTTGCGGCCCCATTTGTATTTTTTAGGTTGATTGAGGATTTAGCAGCACTACTATCAGCAACTCTATACATCTTGATATACTTCAAGTTAGTATTTACTAGTAGCTTACCTAGTCTATATGCTGTAAATTTGCTAGCCTCATCATCTCCAAACTTTTCTTTTAGGTCTAATATACTGTTTTTTACAGTAACTACCTCGCCTACAGGACCCCAGTTAGATCTAACTGGTATACCTATAGTACCAACTAGCCCCTCACCATATGAGCTGGCAACTTTTAAAAATCTGCTATACACACCAGGCAAAATCCTATCACTAGGTGTATTCCATACTCCTACTTTAGCCATTTACTACCTCCTATTTACTTAAAAATTTATTTACTAGGTCATCTAATTCCTGTTTAGATAACTTTTCATCTTTCACACCATGCAAAGCCCCTACAACAACATATCTATCATATCCTAAAGCCTTTGCATTATCTATCAAGTCCTGCTTAAAGAATTTATCAACTGTGTTGTTTTCTCCTGTAGCTTCCTCAATAGTTTCTAGCACTTCTTCTTTTTTCTTAGCCATTAACTACCTCTTTTCAATCTTAAGTCCCTTATCATCATAGATTTTATCAATTACTATTGGCTTGGTGTTAGATTTTATATAATATCTAAATGTTGCCGTTATCTGCCCCAATGTAAACATATCAGACTCTCTATCTTCGCTAAGTCTAGCAAGTTCCAATTTCCATCTGTTTGTAGTTCCATCTTTCAAGGTCTTATTAAATACTATTAATTTATCAAGGATTAGTTTGTCCTCGATACGTTCAATAATATTAATCATCCTATCGACATTAGTATCAACAACATGTATTTTCATTGTTTTATCTACTTGATTAAGGTTGTTGACAATAGTTTTTCTCTCAACTTTATTTGTCCTAACTAAAATAGCTGGAATGGTTAAGTCTTGATTCCAGCCATCTTTATATACTCTTATATTAATTCCACTATTATTTTTTAATATCTCCTCAAGATACATACATACAAGTGATACCTCATTATCTGCTGTAACGTTATCGGCTTTATCTAAGGCTATAACGCTAAAAGATAATGGCCTAGCAATAATATCCCAGTCAGGATCATTTACATCACTACTAGTTACACCTTTATATATACAAGTGAAATGTTTTTTTGTTTCATCATCAAATAAAGGTTTAAAGTTGATAGCTTCAATTATTTTCTTTTGCATGCTATCAAGTTCCTTAAATGATGTTCTATCATTATATATCCAAATGTTTATTTTACGTTCCGAACCTATTGCCCCTTGTACGGATTCGCTATCATTAACCTGTTGTATCACAGCATAAGGCTTTTCAGTATTCCTATTAGGTACGCTAGGCTCAAATACATCTACAAACTCTGGAATATATTCCTTTATTGCATTTCTAATCGCACTTCTCATTATAGATTACTCCAATATTCTGCAAGCTTTCGCCCTATTTCCGGAGCCTCTGCCTGTACAGTACTTTTTATACCGTTGTATGGGCTAGTGCCTGGGTGATTAACCATTTTAACCGGATGGACTGCCCCCGGCCAATATAAAGCCTGTCTTGAATTAGGAGTTATAACATGAGGGCTAGAACCTTCTTCTAGTATTGCCCCATAATCTACTCCATGAGCCACATTAATATTGTAGTGCATTCCTCCACCAGTAACAGTTGAGTGAATCATTTGCCTAGCGTTGCCAGTTTGGTCTGACCAACTAGCATTAGCCCTAGAATCATTTTGTGACTGTATACCGGCCGCATTAACTATTTGGCCAAATCCATGTTCTTTTCTTTTTAGTCTTTCAGCTAAATTTGCCAAAATACTCATGATTAATCAACCCTTTCAAGTCCACATTCATAACCTGCTACCTTATCCTCAATGAAAAAGGCATTTACAAAATCTATTTCAAACTTACCTTCATTACATATAATCGTTGTTCTAAGATTAGAGTCACTTTTTATGTCAGCAGTTTCATCGGCTATTAATTCATAGTTTTTATTCTCAAAACTAGTAGCCTTTACATCTGATGTAATTTTAAGTTCGTTTGTTTTGACTGGCACTACAACCCCTGTAATAGTTCTTTCGCTATTACTATTTACATATGCACCGTCTTTTAAAACCTTACCTTTTTCAATAACTTTAATTTTTTGAGGATTTAAGGCAATAGCCTTGTGAACAGCCCTATTTACTATCCTGTATCTAACCTGTGTCATTGCCCATCATACCTTGTCATCATATTTTTATACCTGCCCGAACGTTTAGAATTACTTTGTCTAAGTTCTTCCTCATATTCTTGCTTGTACATCTCTGCTAGTTTCAACCAGTAGTCCTTACCACTAGACTTTAACTCTATAGGTCCAACCTTTACCATATCATCAGTATTGGCCTTTAATAAACAAGCTTTCCAGCAGGTTTTAGGAATAGAGCCACCATTATTTTTAAATAACATCTCAAGTTCTTTTTCATCAAAGAATGGATAGTCTTTTTCTCTAAGGTTTAACTCTAATAAGGTACGCATATCATCAGTAAATACTATGTCTGACATACTTTACCACTCCTTTTTTCTTAGGCCCTTTCCACAGCCCCTACTCTTAGCAAATATTCAGCCTCATCTCGCCCTAGTTCTACTGTTTCACCTACCAAAATATAATCATCACCTGATTTTATATTTGTCAAGGCTACTAGCTTAACTAGTTCTGTTTCTGTTTCGCTTTCACTTGCTAGAACATCTTCCTTTTCATTGTCAACGCTATCAATTTCATCATTAACATTGTTTAGATTTTCATCGACAACATCAGTCTTTTTAGCTCTTGGCATTATTAACCTACCTTTCTAATTAAATAGGGTATACCTATATATGATATACCCTACACATTATAATTACTTTCCTTAACCTGCTACAGTAGCAAAGAAGCACTCATCTATTCTATCAAATGATGGCATACCTATCATAGATACCTTAGTATCAACTCCGACAGGGTCTTCTTTAACCATTGTTGTAATAGCTATGGCTGTATGTACAATAGATGTATCTAGCTTACCTGATCCATACTTTGTATCATATTCTTCCGGAGTAGTACCATAAACAGTATTACCTAGAGTCCCATTAGGTATTAACGTTACGATATTATCCTTGTAATACTTCTGTTCTGCTCCCTTTTCATCAAGGTATACACCTGATAACAAAGCTACATCAATATCGCACTTAGCCTTTAACAGCTTCTTGTAGTCACTATCTGTAGTAATAATCTCACCAAATGCCCTAGCCTTTAATTCATTGTTTATAGCAACATTAGATGTTACATACCCCCATGTCTTTTCAGTTAGCAACATTCTTGTTGGCTTAGAGAAGCCCTTATCTGTGAACTTCTTCTGCCATCTTCTTATATCGCCTACTATATCCGCTGTAGCAGTTTCTGACCATCTAGCAGTTAGGGATAAAGTTTCCTTGTTTTCTGCAGTTATACCATAGTCAACGATAACATCTCCATCATCAGATACAAGGTTTATCTGCCCTGTCTGAATTACCTGGGCTCTCATCCTCTTCATCTGAACAAGACCACCTTCAACTAAGGCTGTATAGTTGCCAAACACCTCGGACATTAGTATATTTACTATTTCTTCGTTGTTAGTTCCTAGTGCCTGTATAATCTGCCTTCTGTCATTTTCCTTTAGGCCTATAGCTTCCTTGAAGAAAGGCATTTCTTTCTTTTCAATAGCTATATCAGCCTTTAACGCTCTTAGCTTAGCCTGTACATCAAATGTTGACTGTCTTAATGCTACTGGCCTCTTTTTAGTTCCCTTAGCCTGTTCTAGTTCTATACCTAGAATTTTCTTTACAGGGAACAACGCTTCATCAATTGTTGGAACTGGTGGCAGTCCATTAATATATAAAGCGATGTTTTTTGAATTTAAAAAATCTTTTAATTCTGCCATTAATTATTACCTCCTGTTTTACAAAAACTGTATTTTTCCCTTAAGTGCTGTTATTACACCATCTGGGACCGCTTTACCGATGTACTCGGCTACTCTTTCCTTATCAACAAAACCATCAATCATTACGGATGCGACTACTGTTTCTCCACTCTGAATATTTTTAAAATCTAGATCGTTGAAAAGCAATCCGAAAGGTGCAGCCTCATCAACCTTACCTTTGTCGTTGATTGGTGTTCCTGCTGGTAACACATTTTCCTTAAGAGCCGTTGCTACATCAGCCTTTTTAACTTTGATATTAGTCATTGTATCTCTGTCTCCAGCGAACTTCCTAATATCTCTCTGAGCATTAACAATATTTCTCTTTGTCTGCTTCATTAACTATACCTCCTATTTTTATATTACTTAAAAAAGTTGTCTAGCCCATCGCTAGATTCTTTTTCAGCCTTTTTTTCTGCAAGAAGAGCGTCCACAAATTTATTACCTGTAGCACTATTCCCATCCTTGCTACTTCCAGGATTATTTAGCGTATCTATACGCTGTCCATTAATACTACCTGTCCCTCCTGGGTTACCTTCATCATTGAACAAATATGCATCGGTTTCCTTTAGCCCCTTTAGCTGTTCATCAAGCCCTACTAGAGTATCATTTACTAGTTTTATTTTATCCTTGTCAATCATACCCATTATAGCCTTGCTATTCTTGGCCCCTGATTTCTCTATTGCTGCATTAAGTTCATAGTTGTACTTAATTTCCTCTTTTTCTCTCTCATATGTTTCCTTTGCTGTCTTGTTCTCCTGCTCTAGCGTTGTTATTTTTTCCTGTAAAGTTTCATGATCCTTTAGATCTTTCTTTAAGTCTGCTAAATCATCCTCATGCTTTTTGTTTACCTTTTTTAGATTCTTGTTGTCTTCCGCAACTTCATCATAAAGTTTTTTATCTACATATGCAGGTTCTTTCTTATTCTGCACTAATAAGGTATTATTAGTATCCTTATTTATCTTTTCGTATGCCTTTTTGCCATCTTCTTCCCCTAATATAGATATTAGGTACTGTAATAAATCCATATTTCCCTCCTACTTATTTGCATTAAAAATAGACCTTTTAATGACTTGTCTAGGTCAATTATATTAATTAATAGTGTATAGCCCTTTTAGACCATGCACCCACATATAGGGCCTCTTTTAAATAAAAAGTCAGCTATCTATATGCTAAATTTATTATCTATAGGAAACCCTAACATAAGGATTGCTTTCCACACAATCAATTACCTGTTAAGGTGCTAGGGTATAGATATTTTAGTTTTGCGACGGAAACAAATTTCCTTAGCACATTTTTTTACCACAATTCGTGGTAGATAGTGAAACGAAAAAAGCTAGTATTTTCAATGCTTATGCAATTTACGTTTCTTCCGTCCCGGTAGAAAATGGGACGCAAATAACGAAATTACCGCAACAACTAGTTATACAACGATTTTTAGCCTTTTTTCGTCATATGGAATTTTATACGTCGAATTTTGGCTAAAATCCGTTATATAGATTCTTTTTTTACTATTTCCAGGTTGTTGTCTACTAACACTGTGTAAAGTGCATCCGCTAACCTTTTTATCGTATGTTCTTCCTTTAATTCGTTTATACTGTACATATGTTCTATGCCATGTAAAACCTCGTGTATTAGCGTACATTTAGATTGCTCATTAGAGTTATCAGCATTTAAGCGTATAACCCTATCATCATGGCTTATTTCACCATAGCAGTCATTAGTTGAAATCAGCAACTTACCCTTATCCTTTGCACATATTTCTATATCATATTTTCGCCAACCTATTTTTATTTCTTTTAACATTTAATACTCCTTACAAAAAATTTATAACACTAAAAAAGCACCCCAACTACTGTTAAAGTGCTTACATATTGTAAATAACTATATCTTGCCATATATTTTTTATAGGCTCGCCGTTTATATAGTGATTATTAACTAAATCTTCTGCATTAGTGTAATAATCTTCTATTTCTCCATCATCCCTAGATATAAGTAAATCCCCTTGTGGTGCTCCTATATAGTATCTAACTCCATACAAATCAAATTCTATATCAAGCCCCATTTCAATGGATTCAATTAATTCTTGTAGGCTTACAAAATCATCATTTGCCATATTATCATCACTCCTTAATTAAATCTTTATTGGCTATTTTCTCAGCTTTTGTTAGTTCCCTCCCAACACTTTGCCTAACATACTTTTCTTTGTTTTTTTGTGTTGGTTTCCAGCTATGTGCATGAGGAACAATCGGATGTTTCTTTGGATTACCATGATTTGTAAAATCTATATCTAATTTTACTTTTCCATTTTTACCAAAAAAACGTCTAGTAACAATTTTATTATCTATAATTTTTTCAACTACACTATTTGGGGTGTTATGTATTGGAATTTTCTTTTCCTTAGTTTTATGTGTGTTTTCAAGGCATTTTTTTTGCCAAGATACATCTCGATAGACCCCTTGTAATTCTTTGTATGTGTTAAGTTTATTATACTTTAAATTTTGAAAACTCTCAAGGTTGTTGGGGACATTTTCTTTGCCTAATATATTAATATATCTTTCGTATTGTTCTTTATCT